CTCGCAGGGCGGCGGCTCGATTAAGTTCAACCAGCTGCAATACCTGGCTCAGGCGTACGGTAAGCCGATTTTCATTTCGGAATTCAACCCGATTGGCACGACTGGCGCGACGAACGATGCAGGAAACGCGACTGTCACGCCTCAGTGGATGACGTCTTGGGTTGCGCTCAAGGATAAGTTCAACATCGCGTCGATCATGTTCTATGACCTGTTTGACGGCACATTCCAGATGATCCCGGCTGATGTCCCGCCGTACACGCTGAACCAGACAGGCGCGGCAATTAAGGCGTTCATCCAAGCAAATCCGGTGAATCGATGACAGTTCCGGCTCCGACCACTCCCGGCGACATCATCACGCTGGCGCTTAAAACCGCCAATGTGGTCGGTGTCGGCCAAACGCCTGAAGCGGAGGATATGAACGATGCGTTCAATCTTCTCAATATGCTTCTGGCTCAGCTTCAGCGCCGGCGATACTTCGTTTACGGCCTGACTACGACCAGTTTTCAGGGCAATAACTCGGTCTCGTACACTGTCGGCCCGGGTGGGAATTTCAACATTCCTAGGCCCGCAAAGATCGAATCGGCGTTCTTCCGGCAGAACAATACGACCTCTTACCCGGTCGATTACCCGCTTGAAATCCTTCGATCTCAAGAGGATTACAACCGGATAAGCCTGAAGACGCTGAACGCGTTCCCTCGGTACTGCTTCTACGATATGGCTTACCCCACGGGTAACCTGTTCGTATGGCCGGTTCCGAATAATACGTACACCATCTTCATCAGCACGATTACGCAGATTCAGCAGTTCGTAGATGTGTCGGATCAGATCGCGCTTCCGCCTGAATACAGCGCGGCGCTTATGTGGAATCTGGTGATGGAGTTGTATCCGTTCTACGGCCTTCCGGTGAATCCTGTAGTGGTAGGGAAGGCTGAAGCGTCGCTCCGGATCATCGAAGAAGCGAACGTACAGATTCCGCAGCTCGCTATGCCGCCGGCGCTGAAGAACAATCGCGGATCGACTTACAACATCTATGGCGACTTTATGATCGGGAGTTCGCCGTAATGCGCATCCCGCTCACTACCGGCGCATATGAGGCGCGCTCGCTTGTCGCTGAGGCGCAGCGCTGCGTGAACCTCTACATGGAGAAAAATCCGCCTGACGCGCAGTTCCCATTCACGTGCTATCCGACGCCTGGATTGGATCTGCTCGCCACTGCTGAACCGACAGAGGGGAGCGGCTGGCGCCAACTGTGGTTTGCATCGAATAACAAGTTCTACGGAGTCTGTGGAAACACGGTCTTCGCTATCAGCGAATCATGGGCGCTGACGCCGTTGGGGAACATCGCGAGCACTTCTGGTTACGTCTCAATGACGGACAACGGCAACTACGTTGTTATCGTGGATGGCTCCAACCGGGGTTGGACGATCAAGCTTGCTGATGATTCGTTCGCGCTGATCTCTGATTCTGCGTTCCTTGGCGGTAACACGGTGGGGTTTGTCGACGGATACCTCGTGTTCAACTCGCCAGGCACGAACGAATGGTATGTGTCTCTGGTGAATGAAGTATCGTTCGATGCGCTCGATTTCGCTTCGAAGTCTGGCTATTCCGATCTTCTGGCCGGCGTAGGCGTGGCAAAGCGATACGTATATCTGTTCGGGCAGCAGACGACTGAAGTATGGTTTGACGCCGGCGATACGCCGTTTCCGTTCAATCGTCTGCCAGGCGTGTTTATGCAGTTCGGATGTGCCTCGCCGGGCTCCATCGCTCAGATGGACGGTAATCTGTACTGGCTGGCTCAGTCGCCGCAAGGCAAAGCGATGGTTGTTCGCTCGCAGCAGTTCAATGCCGAGCAAATCTCAACGTTCGCACTCGATAACGAGATGCAGGGTTATTCTGACCTGGACCAAGCTATCGGCTTCACCTATCAGCTTGATGGCCATTTCTTCTACGTGCTGATCTTCCCTGAGTCGGACAAGACCTGGCAGTATGATCTGAGCACGCAGCAATGGAACGAGCTGATATGGATCGATGGGAATGGTCAGGAGCACCGTCACAGGGCGAATTGCTATGCGAACGCCTATGGTATGTCGGTAGTTGGCGACTGGCAGAACGGGAAACTCTACCACTGGAATCAGAACACGTACACGGACGAAGGGAATCCGATTCCTCGCATTCGTTCGTTTATGCATGGCGTGGATGAGGCTTCGAACCGTATTCACTACATGTCGCTGATTGCGAACATGGAAGTAGGAAACGGCATCGGGACGAACGTGGATGTGCCTGTGTTCCTGCGGTGGAGCGATACGCGCGGCGTGTCATTCGGGAACGCAGTACAACGCTCGATGGGCCGGGAAGGGCAGTATCTGACTTCTATCCAGTGGACCCGGCTTGGCATGGCTCGTGACCGAGTATTCGAAATCTCATGGTCCTCCCCTGTGAAAACCGCTCTGCTTGGCGCCTGGGTAGAAGCGCAATCGAATAATCAGTAATGGCGAACCTACAGACAAACGTACCGCTCGTAAATGAAGCCTTTGTCGACAAGAACGGGAATATCACGGAATCGTGGTTTCTGTTCTTGATTCAGCTTTGGCGGCGCACTGGCGGCTCTACGCCTAGCGGCGAGGGGATCTCGATTGACGACGTATTCGCGGTCGAGTCTACGTTCGGTATTTCGGCGCCTGATTCTCTGAAAGAGAGTTTGAGCCAGCAGATTACCGTAGCGCCTACGGTATCGCCAGATTCGTTGTCTGACATGGTTTTTGCGCCTATTGTGGTAACTTCAACGGGCGGTAATGGTACTATTACGGATCAGACGTTTAGCAGTGGCGTAAATTTTACTCCGGGCGTGACAACGGCTCTAACGCTGAGTAATGCTTTCACGAACGGCATGCAGATATGGGTGTTCTTCGACGGTACGTTTCAGGGCGACGACCAATATTCGCTTAGCGGAACTACTCTGACATTCACAAGCGCCATTCCGGTAGGGGTTAGTAAGGTTTACGTCAAAGGATTGAGATAACCACAATGCAGCGCGTACCTAAACCTATCGCCGTTCTCCCGCTGACGACTTCAGCGGCGACGTATTACACAGTTCCGAGCGGCACGATTTCGACCATTGCCAATCTCTCGCTGACAAATACGAGCGCTTCGCCTGTGGCTGTGACTGTCTACAACGTTGCGAGCGCCGGCTCACCTAGCGCGGCTAATCAACTCGTGTCGGCGTTCTCGCTGTCGGCTGGACAGTCGTATGTGCCCCCCCAGGCTATCGGGTTGCAAATGAACGCAGGTTCAACGCTTCAGGCTCTTGCCGCGACTGGAGCAGTAGTCAACATTCAGGGCGGCGTTTATGAGACTTCAGGGAGCTAAAAATGGCACGATTCACTGGTGTAGCAACCGAAATTACTTTCCAGCATCAAGTAACGCTGTCGCCGGCCTCGGTCGCGGCTAATACCTCGGCAGAACAGACTTTCACGGTCCCGGGTCTCACGGTTGGAGGCGTCGTATACGTGAATAAGCCGACTGCACAAGCTGGCCTCGGCATCGTCGGCGCTCGCATCAGCGCGAACAACACGCTGGCTATCACGTTCGGTAACTTTACGGCATCGCCTATCGTTCCTACCGCGAGCGAAGTCTACAACGTGGGCGTAATCCGGATCATCGGCAACTAAAGTGCAGATCGTTCCCAAAGTCACGTTCTCAATCGATGTGCGGTGCAAGGTAGAGTCTCTAGAAAGAGAGATTCAGAAGCTTCCGCAAGTCGATTGCCCCGTCTGGAATTACTTCGCGCCTGGTTTGTATGCGCGCAAGATGCTTATTCCGAAGGGCGTGACTTTGACGGGAGCGGTTCACAAGTCAGAGCATCTAGCAATAGTCTCAGGCGACATCGAAGTAACCTCGCCTGATGGGCCGGTGCGCATCAAAGATAAGCACTACATTTTCAAATCCATGCCTGGCGAAAAGCGGGCAGGATACGCGCATGAGGATACGTATTTCACTACGATCCATGCGACAGATGAAACCGACCTAGACAAGCTGGTAGAAGAATTAACGGAATCGAAAAGTGCGGAATTGCTTGGCGGTCCGGAGAATATGCAGTTAATCAATAACCGTCTAAAGGACGAATCATGAGTTTCGGGCTATCAGCGGCTGCGATTGGCGGTATCGCTGCTGGCGTTGGCGCTGTCGGCGGTGCTTATATCTCGTCTCAAGGTGCCAAGTCAGCCGCTAACACGCAGGCTCAAGCGTCGCAAAACGCAGCACAAAATCAATGGAATCAGTTTCAGCAGTTGCAGACAAATCTGCAACCGTACATGCAACTCGGAACGGATACGATTCCAAAGCTTCAAGGGCAGCTTGATACGCTCGGTGGTATGAAGTTTAACTTTAACCCCACGATGGAGCAGTTAGAGCAGACGCCAGGGTATCAGTTCAATCTTCAGCAAGGCATGAAGAACACGAACAACGCGCTGGCTGCTAAGGGGCTGAATCTGTCTGGCGCTCAGGCTAAGGGATTGGACGCGTTCAATACTGGTTTGGCATCGAACACGTATCAGCAGCAGTACCAGAACGCACTTAGCCAGTTTATGACGAACTATGGCGTGAATTCGGATCAGTATAACCGGCTGACCGGCTTGGTAGGTTTGGGCCAAAACGCGGCTGCTGGCGTTGGCAATGCGGGGCTTCAGACAGCGAATCAGGCGGGTAATTTCCTGACTTCCGGCGCCAATGCTTCGGCTGCTGGAACGGTCGGCGCCGCTAATGCCGCGTCCGGCGCGCTTGGTAATCTTGGCGGGATTGGGTTGCTGTACGGCTTGCAGAATCAGAATTCTTCTCCGGCAGCAAACAACATATACGGCACTACCGAAGCCGGAAACCCTAACTACTTTACGACGGGTAACGTAGGTTAATATATGCCGCTCGACGCCTCCATCCCTCTTCAGGTTCAGACGCCAAACCCGCTTCATTCTTTAGGGCAAGCGGTTCAGACTGCTAGCGGACTTCAGAGCCTGGCGAACGCTCGCCAAAACAACCAACTTCTGCAATTGCAGACGCAAAGCGCTCAGAACGATCTTCAGCAGAGCAACCAGCTTCAGTCCGAGCGCAACGCGTTCAGCTCTGCCATGCAGAACCCCAATGCCCCGTTCAAGAATCCGGACGGCACGATTGACTATGGCAAGTTGCAAAACTGGACGGCTACCAATACGCCTTTGATCGGCAGCAAGTATGCAGATCAGATCCTTGGAACGGCAAAGAACGTTAATGACTATCGCTCGGCACTCAGCAGCATGTCGAACGATGACATGAACAGAGTCAACGCTGTAGTCCATTCGTTTATGGGGCCGCAAGGAACGCCGATCGTTCCTCCTCAAGCTATGGTCGCTCAGCTTGAAAACATCAAAAAGACTCTGAACGGCCAGGGCGCAGGATACGTCGATCAGGTAATCAAGGGGATCTCTAGCCATGCAGGGAGCCCTCAAGAATTGCAGACTTCTCTAGGTCAATTGGCACGCGATACCACTCCGGCCAGTTCTCAAGCTTCGCAGCTTCAGAGCTCAACCGGGTTGCTCAATACCGGCGGGCAGAATGTTGCGTACTCGACCAATGCAGAATACGGGAAAGCGCCCGGCACGCTTACTGGCAATCCCGGAATCCCGAATGAGGTTGGCCCGGGCGAACGCCAGACTGTGGGCACGAATGCGCTTACTGGCGGACCTACCGTTGTATCGAAGGACGCAAGCGGAAACGTTACGGGGATCACGAACCCGCCTACTTCGGGTGTCTACATCGCTCAGCCTGGCGATGCTCAAGATCTTCCCGTGCTTTCAGCGGAGCGCGATCAGGCTCGCTCGATGTATAACAACGCCGGTCTTCAGCACAACAATAACCAACTCATCCTGCAAAACATAGATAGCGTTGGCGCTACGGGTCAATCGGGCAGTTGGTTTAGAAATATCGCGTCCGGCCTCGGCTTCAACCCTGGCGAGGCGAACAAGGACGGCAAGTTCGACCCGGCAACGGCGTACGATTTGGTCGGCAAGGGTCTGGAACGTTCTGCGCTTCAGGCGGCTCAATCTATGGGTCCGCAGACCAATGCAGGCCTAGCTGCTCAGGTAGCGGCGAACGGATCGACGCACTACACGCCAGCAGCGATCAAGGAAGTGACGAAGCTTAACGATGCCATCGTGACCGGCTCGCAGTCGTATCAGCCGGGACTGGAGCGCGCTATTGCCGCAAATCCTGCGGCTGGCGTGTTCGCCAAACGTCAGTTCGATCAACAGTGGGGCGCCAATTTCGATCCTGTTATCTATCAGTATTACAACGCGATCAAGTCTGGCGACAAGGGCGAACAAGCTGCCATCCTGAAGAAGCTTGGCGGCACTGGATCGGACGCGTACAAAGCGATGCTACAGAAGGCTAAGAACTTGCAGCAACTGTCGAATACGGGGAGCCTGTAATCAATGGACGATCTTCTCGCTACGCTGCAAGGGGCAACGGGGCAACAGCAG